CAATGGGTGTATTTAAAACTAGTGTTAATCAAAATAATCTGAAATTAGAATTTGAAAGAAATGATGAATATTCCAATTCAAATTTAACTATTACACAACTGGATTACTCATTCTATACATTTTTAGATGAAATAAACATTCCATTAGATTTGGATATTGGATCATTAAATAAATCTTTTAGTGTTGCAAAATATTTTGGCGTTAATTCCACTCAAAGAAATAGACTTGATTTTCCTTTAAAGTATGATAATGTTCCAATTTTCAATAAGTCTTTTGATCCTTTTGACCAAACTAAATTCGACCCTACTACAGGGCAGTTTACTTTAAATAATCATTTCTTTAGTACTGGCGAAAGATTAATTTACACACCAAAGTCAACATTTATTGGATTAGGAAATAGTGCAATTCATACTAGTAGTAATGTTGGATTGTCTACTGAAGTTTATGCAATAAAAATTGATAATGACAATTTCAAAGTTGCTTTAAGTGAATATGATGCAAATAATGATATTGCAATACAGTTTTCATCTTATTTGGGTGAAGGTAATGCACATGAATTTGAAATGTATAAGAAAAATGAAAAGGTTTTAATAACCATTAATGATTTGGCACAATATCCTTTATTATATACAGACATTAGTCATTCAATCTCTGATAAAAATGTAGGAATTGCAGATACTTTTGTAACTTTATCGGGTATAAGTTCAATAAATCCAAATGATATCATAAAAGTTGATGATGAATATATGCAAGTATTGAATGTTGGTATAGGAACATCAACTTCCGGACCTATCTTGTATTTTACTGGAGATTTAAATGTTGTAGAGGTAAAACGTGGTAGTGTTGGCAGTGCTGCAACATCTCATGATATTGGAGATAGTGTCTCACTTTACAAGGGATCATATAACATTGTTGGCGATTCTATACACTTTACTAATCCTCCAAGAGGAAATGTTGGAGATTTGTCAACAAAAGATGAATCAAATTTATTCAGAGCAAGAGCAACTTTTAATGGTAGAACTTTTCTGAGGAAAAATTATACTACAAATGAAATTTTTGATGATTTTTCAAATGAATTTGACGGAAAAACAACTACTTTTGAATTAAAATCTCAAGGAATAAGTACAGTTGGTTTAGGAACAACTTCTGGAAATGGTATATTGTTTATTAATGGAATATTCCAAACTCCTCTTACTGAAAATATTACAAATCACAATTTTAAAATAGTTAGCGATATTCCTGCAGGCATTTCAAGTGTAGTATTTTCTGGACTCAGAGATGATTTAGATGTATTGACAATTTCCGATTCGGATATAAACCAAAATCAATTGCCTAGAGGTGGTATTATTGTTTCTCTTGGATCTACTGCAGGTCTTGGATATGCTCCTCTTGTTGGTGCTAAGGTAAAATTAAATATTGATGACAATGGAACTATTTTAAATCCAGTTATTAGTGTGGCATCTACAGGAAAGACTGTTGCTATAACTACAGCAACCTATGATAATAATCTGGGACATTTGACAATAACTTCTCCACAAGAAGAGATTTATAAGTTAGTAGAATCTAAGGCAAATCAAGTGAAATTGGTTGGACTTGCATTCACATGTAATTCTAATACAGGAATTACATCAGAGTTTCCATTGCATGATGATGTTACTGATATTATTGGAATTGGAACAGAATCATTTAGTTTAAATGTAGGCATTTCAACATTGGAACATTATTATGTTGGATATGGAACAGTATTTGTATGGAATAGTCGGTTGACGAATGGATCTGGATATAGACAAGATACAGCCTCAGTTTCTGTAAAAGACGCTGCAGAAGATTATATTCATAAATTTGTAGAAAGCGATGAAAATTCTGTTCAAAGTGGTGGAAATAATTTCACTCCAACATTTGCAACTTATAACCCTGTAACTGGAAATATGGTTCTCGTCATTGAAAATCATGGATTGGATACTGGTGATGATATTACTGTAACAACAGGATCATTAAAGTTTACTTGCTCCTCTGATGGTCATAAATTTGTTATTGGTTATCCAAGAGCAACAGATCCTTTAGCAGGTATTGCAACCGATATTACTGCATACACAGACGATACTATAACGATAGATGCAGGATCTATGGTCGGTTCTGGCGGTGTTGTTGATGTCACTGTTGGTTTAGGGGGAACATTATCATTTAATGTTTCTAATGGAGGTACAAATTATACATATCCTATATTAAATATTTCAAACCCATCATATGATAATCTCGAAGTTGTTGGAGTTTCTAGATTGGGAGTGGGTGCTACCACAGAAGTTGGAATTAATATGCTTATGAATGTTGAAGTTGGACCTTCTCCAGGTATTGATGAGTCAGGTTCTGTTGGTATTGGATCAACATTATTCGAAGTGTCTTCATTTAGTGTTGCAAGAGCAGGATATGCTTTTGAGACTGGCGATGTATTAACCGTATCTGGAATAGTCACAGATAGACATCTTTCCGAACCAATAGAAAAATTCCAATTATATGTTTTGAATACTTATAATGATAGTGTTGCTGCATGGCAATTTGGAGAGATGAATTTGATTGATAGTATCAAACCTTATCAGAATGGATCAAGATTAGTTTATCCATTATATTACGAAACTGAGTTATTATCTTTCTCTAAAGATCCTAATGATTTAACTTCTTCTGCAATCGACTTTGATTCATTATTAGTAATTTTTATTAATGGTATATTGCAAGAACCTGGAATTGCATATCAATTTGTTGGGGGATCAGCATTTAGATTCCTAACTGCACCAAAAGTTGAAGATGATGTTAAAATCTATTTTTATGTTGGAACTAGGGGAGAAGATTCTTCACGAGTTGATGTAAATGAAATAATACAAATCGGTGATACACTACAAATACAAAGTAATAATTCATATTTGGATATTACTAAGCAGCAAGATAAGAGACTTATTTACGATATTGTTAATGCAGATATACTTGAGACAAATCTATATTATGGAGATGGCATAGATGAAATTAATTTAAAACCTATCGATTGGATTAGGCAAAAAGAAGATATTGTAATAAATCAACAAACTTACTACAAGTCTAGAGATTCTTTGGCAACTCAAGTATATCCGACAGCAAAGGTTATAACAGACTTTAATACTACAGATACTGTATTATACTTAGATAATTCTGAATTTTTTGATTATGAAGATGCTGTAAATTTAAAGAAAATTGATGTTTTGGTTGTCCCAAATCAAGATAATAATAAAGTTGGAATTATTACAGCAATCGTTTCTGCTACAGGGACAATATCATCATTTGATATTGTTGATGCTGGTATTGGATATACTAACGCACCATCTGTTAATGTTTCAAATCCCATAATTGGTATTGGAAGTGATAGGAAATGGTATAATGTTGGTATAGGAACATCAGGAGACGTTGGTATTGGAACCACGGCAACAGCTTCTGTAACTGTGTCAAATGGCAATATAGATTCTGTCACTGTAATTAATCCTGGATCTGGATATACAAGTACAAATCCACCACAAGTTATATTAGATTTTCCAACTTTTGAAAGTGAATTATTAACTAATGCAAATGTTGTTCAAGGTCTGAGTGGGTCTATTGTAGGAATTGCTACAACAACAGGAACTAATGGAGCACCATTAGCACTAGAATTCACACTAAAAGCTCTTAATGATAATTATACATCTATAACAGAAGGAATTCCTATTCATATATTTGACACTAGAATTGGTAATGGTATAACATCAATTAATGATAATAATGATACTGAAGTAATTGGGATTAGTACTCAATTCCTCAATAACATTTATAAGGTTCATGGTATTGATACTATTACAGGAATAATTACTTGTAATGTTAAGAGTGATACTAATATTAGTGGTGAGGTTGGTATTGGAACTACTGGAACATTATTAAATCCTGTTGGAAAATTCTCTTGGGGAAAAATATCTGGATTTACTAGATCTAATAATCCAGTTTCTATAGCAATCACTTCTTATACTACATCTGGATTAGGAACATATCCTACAGTTCAAAGAAGAGGTGCTGGTGCTGGATTGCGAGATACTGGTTCACTAAAGAAAAGAACAACTTCAACCTAACACTTATAAATAATAAAAAAATGGTTTAAAATGCCTGCGTTCGTTACAGATCAATTTAGAATACTATCTACAAATAATTTTGTAGATACTATATCTAACGGAAGTGATTATTATTATATTTTTGTTGGATTGGCAAATCCTGGAGTATCGGGATATGGTAGAAATGCTAATTGGGATAATACTGAAGGTGTAAATGCTAATGATTCAATACTACCAAACCCAGTAGATAATTTTGATTACTTGCCTCATTATGGAGATACTATTTTATATGGAAAAAGAATAATTCCCGAAAATATTCGTAGATGTGTACGAAAAATTGAATGGAAGCAGGGAACTACTTATGATATGTATCGTCATGATTACAGTGTCGCCAATAGAACTGCAGTGACAGATAGAAGTAGATTATATGATTCAAATTATTATGTAATGAATGATCAATTTCAAGTATATATTTGTCTTAGCAATGATTCGAGTGGAATTAATACTGGCGGAACTCAGTCTCAAGATAAACCAACATTTACAGATTTAGAACCATCAAAAGCAGGTTCTAGTGGTGATGGGTATCTCTGGAAATACTTATTTACAGTATCACCTTCAGATATTATAAAATTTGATTCCGTTGAATTTATACCTTTACCTAATGATTGGGCAACATCAACAAATACTCAGATATCAAATATTAGATCTAATGCAGACTCAGATATAAATAAGAATCAAATAAAATTTGTATATATAGATGAAAGAGGGAGTGGTGGATATACTTCTGGAGAAGTTGACATTTATGGTGACGGAAGTGGTGCTAAAGTGTTTGTTGAAACCGATACGTCTGGGAAAATATTAAAAACAACAGTCACTTCTGGAGGATCTGGGTATACTTATGGAGTTGTAGATTTAGGACCACTTCAAATTAGTGACACATATACAACTCCGGCTAAACTGATTCCAATAATTCCACCATCTAAAGGTCATGGGTATGATATTTATAGAGAGTTGGGTGCAGATAAAGTTCTAGCATATTCTAGATTTGATGGATCAACAAAGGACTTTCCTTTGGACACCAAATTTGCACAAATTGGAATTTTAAAAAATCCAAGTAAATTTATATCAACAGAATCTTATACAGATTCTACTTTTTCTGGGGTATACTCACTGAAAGTTACTTTGAGTGATGGTTCTACTTCACCAGATGTTGGAGAAAAAATAACACAAACAGTTGAAGGAGGAGTTGCTCAAGGATATGTTGCCTCATATGACGGCGAAACGTCAGTTTTAAAGTATTTTAAAGATCGTTCTTTATTTTACAACCCTACCACATTTGATCAAGCAGATTATGTTGGAGTTACAACTACAGCATCTAATGCAATCTTAGATTTTGGAGGCACAAATTCAATTAATGGATCTAGCGGAAATTTTGTTGCAAGCATAGATACGACTTTCAATCTCAGTAGTATTACTGTAAATAATAAGTTGATAACCCTAGATTCAACTTTCAGTTCTGGCGTATCAGAACCTGAAATAAATAAAACATCTGGAGATATTATTTTTATCGATAACAGACCCTTGGTATCAAGGAACTCTAGACAAAAAGAAGACGTAAAAATTATTCTAGAATTTTAAAAAATGGCACAAAAAACAAATCTTAACATAAATCCATATTTTGACGATTTTGATGCTGATAAGAATTTTTATAAAGTTCTTTTTAATCCAGGTAGACCAATTCAGTCTAGAGAATTAAATACTATTCAATCTATACTCCAAAATCAGGTTGAGACCTTTGGAAGTCATATATTTAAAGAGGGATCAAAAGTAATACCTGGCGGAATACATTATGACTCTAGTTATCATGCAGTAAAATTAAACACACTTTCTTTTGGTGTAGAAATTTCACAGTATCTTGAAAAGTATATTGGAAAAAAAATAAGAGGACAAACTTCTGGACTTACAGCTACAGTAAAATCTGTAGTTTTTCCAAATAATCAAGTTTCTGATACTACAATATATGTAAAGTACTTAGATTCTGATAATGGGTTATCTGGCGGTACATTTTTAAATGGAGAAAGTTTATTATCAACAGAAATAATATCATATGGTATAAACAATATTACAATATCTAGTGGATCTCCATTTGCATCATTAATTTCTTCTAATGCAACTGATATTGGATCTGTAGTATCTATTGATAATGGCATTTATTTTATACGAGGTAATTTTGTATCAGTATCTAAACAAACTTTAATTTTAGAATATTATTCTCAATTCCCATCATATAGAATAGGGTTAAATGTATCCGAAGAAATTATAACTGCAAAAGAAGATAGAACATTATATGATAATGCTAAAGGATTTAATAATTTTTCATCTCCTGGTGCAGATAGATTTAAAATAAACCTATCTTTAACTAAAAAGCAATTAACAGATCTTAATGATACAAACTTTGTAGAGTTATTGCGTGTTGAAGGTGGTATTTTAAGGAAAACTGAAACAGAGACAGATTATAATCTTATTAAGGACTATCTTGCCAAGAGGACATATGATGAGTCTGGAAATTATACTGTAGATCCATTCAGCATATCTTTATCAAATTCTTTAAATGATTTGCTTGGTAATAATGGAAAATATTTAACTGGAAAACTAACATCTCAAGAAAATACCCCTTCTGATGATCTTATGTGTCTCACAGTAAGTCCCGGAAAGGCTTATGTCAAAGGGTATGATGTTCATAAAACATTTGGTACGGTTATAGATGTTGATAAACCTAGAGACACTCAAACTATTAGTGATGTTCTGGTTCCATTTGATTTGGGAAATAGATTAAAAGTAAATAATGTTTATGGATGTCCAACATTGAAGGGAAATGTAGATTTCTATGATCAGAGAAGAGATGCCACAACATTGACTGCTCAAGGAGAAAAGATAGGAGATGCTAATGTATATCTTTTCAAAGTTACTGATGCTGCATATACTGGTAGTTCAACATCATGGGATCTTCACGTTTATGATTCCTCATTATTTACAGAATTGACATTAGGAACCACTTTATCTAGCTCTGAAATAAAAGTATCTTCTAAAGTAGTTGGACAAGCAAGTGGTGCTATTGGATATGCAGTTAATGATGGTTCTGGATCTGCAGTTATAAAAGTAAGAGTAGAATCTGGTAGGTTTATTCAAAATGAGATAATTCATATTGATGGTATAGAAGAAAATAAAAGAAATATAAAATCTTTAAAAGTATTTTCTTCTGAAGATATTAAATCTGTTGTTGATACATCTAATAGTTTAAAGTTTTTTGCGGACGTAATATTAAAAACTAAAATAGCGCCAGGATATACTGCCAATGATAGCGTAAGTATTGCAAGAGTTGATAATAATTCCGCAACTTTGACATCCACTAAACCATTTAGTGGAATAAAGGTGAAAGATATAGTAAAATATACAATACCAACAGATACTACAGAAACCTTCAACCGTGTAAGTGCTGTCAATACCAATAGTTTAACTTTAGTGCCAGAGAAAAATGTATCTGGAGTGAATTCTGGACTAGTTCCAAGTGCTTCAGATGGAAATTCTGGCACTATTGAAAATGTAAGTTTTAAAATTGGAACTTCGGAAATAGAAAATCCGGAAAAAGGATACTTATACTCAATTCTTCCAAATAGAACTATTGAAACCGTAGATCTGTCAGGATCTCAATTAACATTTACATCACAGATAACAGGATTTAATTCATCTGTTGGAGGAGATCTATTAATATCCGTATCTATTGGAGATTTTAATTTTGCAAACAATTCTGGAACGATAAAGTTTGATGCCTTTGATGCGGAAAAATATTCTATTCATTACAGTGATGGTGTTATAGAACCCTTGACACAAGATAAAGTTGTATTTACAAATAATTTTACAACTGTAACATTTAATAATATTCAGAATAAAACGATATCTTCAATAACAGCATCATTTGTAAAATCTAGTATACAAAGCAAAACGAAGGTATTTAAAAAAAGTGAAACTTTAGATGTATCTCTTTCAAAATATAAGAGTTCAGGATCTAATGCAAGTAATAGTAGTAATGATGGATTGACATATAATAGATATTATGGATTAAGAGTTCAAGATGAAGAAATTTGCTTAAGGTATCCAGACGTTGCTAGGATTATCGCTGTTTATGAAGAATTGGATGGTCGTACTATATCTTTAGATACAATTAACTTTTCTTCAATTTATTCTGTAGGCGATAATGTATTGATAGGCGAAGAATTTGAAGGATTATCATCACAATCTGTTGCAAGAGTTATCGAAAAAACAACTAATAGTGTAACTATTGCATATTTAAATAGTCCCAAATTTCAAATTGGAGAAAATGTTAAATTTAGATCTACAAATACTGATGCCATTATTGAGTCAATTACACCAGGATCTTACACTGATATAACATCCTCGTTTAAATTAGATAAAGGACATAAAGATGAATATTATGACTACTCTAGGTTAATTAGAATCAATGGTGAAGCAGAACCAAGTAGAAAAATAAAAATTATTTTTGATCGCTATGATGTAAATGCAGTAGATAATGGCGATTTATATTCTGTACTAAGTTATGATGCGGAAAATTATGGATCTACAATTCCTCGTGTAGGACGTTTTGGAATTAAAGCGTCAGATATTTTAGATTTTAGACCAAGGGTCTCTTATTTTAGTAGCAGCACTAGTTCGCCATTTTCTAAGGATGGAAGATCTTTTGGAAATTCTCCAAAAGTTATAATTACACCAAACGAAGCAACATTAATTTCCTATGATGTATACTTGCCTAGAATTGATAAATTGTATTTAGATTCTACTGGAACTTTTTCTTTGGAAAAAGGAATTTCATCATTACAACCTAAAGCACCCAAAAAATCTCCTGATTTATTAGAATTAGCTACAATATTATTGCCACCATATCTTTTTGATATTAGTGACGCAAGAATTAGTATGATTGATAATAAAAGATATACAATGAGAGATATTGGTATAATACAAGACAGAGTAGAAATTTTAGAAGAAGTAACATCATTATCTTTACTAGAATTAAATACTCAGGCATTGCAAATAAAAGATTCTGATGGATTTGATAGATTTAAAACTGGATTTTTTGCAGATTCATTTAATAATAATGATTTCATTGATGTACCTTTCTCTTTTTGTGAAGTTAATCAAGACTCCAAGGAATTAACCCCTCTGAAAATGAGGAATGTAGTTCCATATCAGGTTTTGACTGAAAGTGATATAAGTAATACTGAATATGATTCTTCACAAGATTATACTCTGTTAGATAATAGAGTTAAGAAAACTGGAAATGTTGTAACATTAAATTACACTAGTAGAGAGTGGGTCAAGCAAGAGTTAGCAACGAGAGTATCAAATGTCAATCCATTCCATGTTATTCAATATGTTGGCGATATTCGATTGAATCCTTTTGAAGATATTTGGATAAGAACCGTACAACTAGACAATAAAACACTTACACATAGTTTAACATTAAATTTAGAAAGTAATATACAAACAGAAACACTTAATCTCGGAAATCTACAAGATAATACAACAGGTGCTCCATTAGGTTTAAATCAATATAGAGATACATTTACAACCCTCAATCTAAGTGATGCTGATACGGGAAATATTAACAAAATAGTAACCTCTGATTCTGATTCAGATACCTCTTCAACTAATGAAACTACATTTGTTGATAGTGAAATAGATCAATTTATGAGATCTAGAAATACTGAATTTTCATCTTCAAACTTGAAAGCATCTACTAGGTATTATGCTTCTTTAGATGGAATTAGTAATATTGATATTACGCCAAAGTTAATTGAAATTACACAAGATCTTCAGTTAAGTAGTCCGGGATCTGATGGTGTTTTTGAAGTAGGTGAAAATATATCTGTTTGGGATGATGCTATTGAAATTATGAGATTCCGACTTGCAGAATCTAATCATAAATCTGGGGTATATAACTCTCCAAATAGAGTTTATGATGTAAATCCATATAGTAAAAATGAATCTATGCCAGCAGGATATAGTCAATCTTCTACTACATTGAATATTGACACATTATCTTTATCAGATGATTCTGCAGGTGAAGAATATGGTGGATATCTTCTAAAAGGAGCAATCTTAATTGGTGAGACGAGCGGTGCTATTGCATATGTCAAAGATATTAGATTAGTTACAGATAACTATGGTGATGTAATAGGCACATTCTTTATCAGAGAACCACATGAGAATCCAGTACCAGCAGTAAGAATTCCGACAGGAAATAAAACTTTCAGACTATCCTCTTCCGAAGAAAATAGTCTAGGCATTGTTGGATCCACGGATATTTCTTCTGCAGAAACAACATATAGTTCTAGAGGAACTGTTAACAAATTCCAAAATACGATAAGAGTAATTGAGTTAACTGGTAATTTAACCACAACTAATCAGGTTAGAACAAGAACTCTAACTGCAGTTAGGAATGAGAATATATCCAATATTGAGACACCGACTCCAGTCGTTAATAATATTACTAATGTAACTCAAGATATAACCAATGTAACTAAAGTTACTAAAAATATTACCCAAATTATTGAGCAGCAGCGACATGATGATCCTTTAGCGCAAACTTTTTTGGTTGGAACTGCTAGGGGATTAAATTCATTCAATGATGATGAACTTGGAGCATTTCTAACTTCAATTGACTTATTTTTTGCTTCTGTAGATTCTGGAAATGCTCCAATCACAATCCAAATTAGAACCACCGAATTTGGAACTCCCACGTTAACTATGATTGGTGATCCAGTAACACTAAGACCAACAGATAAAGTTGATGGAGAAACTATTTTAAGAGACAATATATCTATTGATGGAACTGTTGCAACAAAGGTAACTTTCCCATATCCAATATATTTACCTCCAGGTTTAGAATATGCAATTGTCTTGATGGCACCAGAAAGTGATGAATATGAGGTATTTACTGCAAAAATGGGAGAAAATACATTAAATACTGCTAATTTACCAGATGCTGAATCTGTAAGATATACACAGCAGTTTGCAATTGGCAGTTTATTTAAATCTCAGAATGGATCTACATGGACACCAGATCAGTATGAAGATATGAAATTTACTTTATATAAAGCAGAATTCACATCTACTGAGGGAATCGCCTATTTTGGTAACACTCCACTTTCAAAGGGAAATAGTTATATTCGTAAACTGACTAATAATCCATTAACTATTCTTCCAAGAAAATTAAAAGTTGGCATTGATACCATAACTGATGCAGGTCTTCTTACAGATTTAACTGCAGGAAGAAAAATTCAAGATACTACTAAATCTTATGTTCAGGGTATTATTGAAAGTGTTGGTGGTCTTGCACATACAGTAAGCATTGACACTGGTGGAAGAGGATATTCTAATGGTAGTTCTTCAGTATCAACATTCAACATAACTGGAAATGGATCTGGGTTAACATTAAGTGTAAATGCTACTAATGGTATTATTGACAGCGCAACTCCAGTTTCTAAAGGAAAAGGATATGCAATTGGTGATGTTGTTGGAATCGTTACTTCTGATATAACAGGAACTTCTTCAGTACCTAGTGGAGAAAATTCTAGAATCACAATTACAAGTAATGATAGTAGTATTGATACGTTATACCTGACAAATGTTGCTGGCGATTCATTTAACCTCCAGGATTTAATTTACTATAATGATGGTGGTGGTGCTGTGTCTCTTGCTAACACACATATACAGTCATCGGAGACATATTTATCTGATTATTATGATGGGACATATGCTCTAGTAAATCATTTCGATCATGGAATGTATGCTACAAATAATATTGTTTCAATTTCTGCAGTATCACCAGATACATCAAAAATCAAAATTACTTCATCAATTACAAGAAACTCTCAATCTATTAACGTTAGCAGTTTAGATATTTCTCTATTCCAACAATTTGAGGGTGCAGATGTTTCAAGTACAAATCCTGGGTATTTGATAGTTAATAGTGAGTTAATGAGTTATACTTCCGTAAGTGGTACAGAAATTGGAGGACTTTCTAGAGGTCTTGAAGACACTATTGCAGTGCCACATCCTTCAGAGACATTTATTCAAAAATATGAGTGTGGTGGTGTTTCATTACGCAGAATTAACACTAAGCATAATATTGTAGATACTGGAATTGATATCAATTCTTATTATATTAAAATACCAATAGGATCTTTAGATATTGATAGCAATCCTATAGCTGTTAATAGAAATACTGATGGTTCTACAGGTAGTAATCCTGCATTATCATTCAATAAGGAAAAAAGTGTTGGCGGTACCAATGTATATGCTTCAGAAAATGTTCTTTATGATACAGTAACTCCATTCATAAGTGCTATACTGCCACCAGAGTCTGAGGCATCTATATCCGCACAATTAAAATCTGTGAGCGCAACTAGTGTGAATGGTAATGAAACATCATTTTTGGAGCAACCATATGTAGACGTGGAATTAAATCAACCCAATAAAATGAATTCTTTGAGTATGGTAACATCGAAAGTTAATACTGAAGAGTTTTTACCTAATCTATTAAAAAGCAAGTCAAGTGTCTTATCATTGAGTCTTTCTACTACAAACTATAATTTATCTCCAATGATATTCTTGGATACTGCTTCTGCAGAATATACAAAATATCTGATTAATAATCCAATATCAGATTATATTTCGGATAAAAGGACTTCTAATTTTATAGAGGATCCACATGCGGCAGTTTACATCTCAAAAACTATTAATTTGGCAAGACCTTCAAATACTCTAAGAGTGAATATTAGTGCATATAGACACAAATCTGCTGATTTTAGAGTTATGTATTCATTAATTAGACCAGAAATGAATACTACTTTGAAAATTTTTGAAATGTTCCCTGGATATAATAACTTAACTTCAGATTTAGATTCTGATGGATTTTTGGATATTGTTGATTTATCCAATAATAGTGGTTTGCCCGATAGATTTACTTCTAGTAGTGCTGATAATGAATTTATACAATATCAATATACAGCACCAAATGTTGGACCATTTGTAGGATTTACAATTAAAATTGTTATGTCTACAACAAAAATGGATAAATATCCAAGGTTTAAAGACATTCGCGCAATTGCATTGTTATAATGAAATTAGTAAAAGTTGAAGGTCATTCAAATCTTTATAGAGATTCAAATACTGGTGCTATCATCAATAAAGATTTGAATGGTTATGATCAGTATTTGCAGAGTTCTTCTAGTAGAATAAACGCAAAAAAAGAAATTGAACAACTAAAAAATGATGTAAAAGAAATCAAATCTTTATTAAAGGAGTTAATCAATGGATCCAGATGATATAAAACTTGAAAAAATTTCTAAGCAATTCGAATATTATAAAATTTCTTCTGAGATTAATGATATCGAATCTTTAGAACTTTTAAAAGATATTGCTAAATCTTATGCTAAATTATATTTGAAGCAGCAGGAAGTGTTGTCTATAATTTGATGATAAATAGATAAGAACTTAAAATAAAGGTAAATGTCTGCACCTTTTGCACTGAATTTATCAATAAACACTTCAACAAGTTTTTCACAGACTTTTAGTTTAACTGATGATGAAGGTGCTGCTTTAAATTTATCCGAATATACTTATGCTTCACAAATAAGAAAGCACCCAAATAGTACCACTGCTGTTAGTTTTGCTACTACAACAGTAACACCATCAAGTGGAGAACTTACAATATCTTTAGAACCATCTGACACTGTAGATTTAAAACCAGGAAGATATGTTTATGATGTTGTATTGACAAGAACTCTTGATAATAACATATCAAGAGTTCTGCAGGGTTCTGTATTAGTATCGAAGACAATAACGAGGTAATAAAATATGGCAAAACCATCAACAAAACAAGGTTTAATAGATTATTGCTTACGTAGACTCGGACATCCTGTTTTAGAAATAAATGTAGATGATGATCAATTAGATGATTTAGTAGATGATACAATTCAATATTTTAATGAGAGACACTTTGATGGTGTTGAAAGAATGTATCTTAAGTATCAGATTACTCAATCTGATATAGATAGGGGTAGAGGTGCATCTTCTGCAGGATTAACTAGTGTAGATGGAAGTTCTGGTGTTGGTATTGTAACTACTACCGCAACATCAACTGATGTAAGTGGTCTTGGTACAATAACTTCCAACTGGTACGAAAATTCCAATTTTATACAAGTTCCAGATTCAGTTATTGGTGTTGAAAGAATATTCAAATTTGATACTAGTTCTATTTCTGGTGGAATGTTTAGTATTAAATATCAACTCTTTCTAAATGATCTATATTATTTTAATTCTGTAGAATTGCTTCAATATTCAATGACCAAAAGATATCTTGAAGATATCGATCATATGCTGACAACAGATAAGCAGATTAGATTTAATAAGAGGCAAGATAGACTGTATATGGATATTGATTGGGGATCGCAAACAGTAGGCAATTTTATTGTTTTAGATTGTTACAGAGCATTAGATCCTACATCATTCACACAAGTATATAATGACAGTTTTGTTAAAAAATATTTAACATCTTTAATTAAAAGACAGTGGGGACAAAATTTATTAAAATTTAGAGGAGTGAAACTTCCTGGTGGAGTTGAATTGAATGGTAGAGAAATATATGATGATGCAGAAAGAGAGTTGACTGCATTAAAACAGAGAATGGCAGCAGAATACGAATTACCACCTTATGACTTTATAGGATAATTATGGCATTAAATCCATTTTTTCTGCATGGTTCAGAATCTGAACAAAGATTAATACAGTCATTAGTAAATGAACAATTATCCATGTATGGAATGGATATTGCTTATCTACCTCAAAGGATGATAAGAAAAGAAACAGTTATAAGGGAAGTTACTTCCTCCAAATTTACTGATAAGTTTATAGTTGAAGCATACTTAAGTAATTATGGAGGATATTCTGGATCTGGAGACATACTGAGCAAATTCGGTATGCAATTGAAGGATGAAGTTACTTTAATTATTTCCAAAGAAAGATTTGAAGATTTTATTTCTCCGCTTTTATCTGAAATACCAACGTCAGAAAATACTACATCTTTAAGACCTAGAGAAGGAGATTTGATTTGGTTTCCTCTAGGTGAAAGATTATTTGAAATTAAATTTGTTGAGCATGAACAACCATTCTATCAATTAGGAAAAACATACGTATATGAGTTGAAATGTGAACTCTTTGAATATACACATTCATCTGTGATTTCTACAGGTATAGGAGAGATTGATGAATCTCTTGAGGATTATGGATACATTAAGTCCTTAACACTTTTAGCATCGGGTAGTCAAGCTTCTGCTTCGGCAACAATACGAGAGAATAGTGGATATATAAAAACTATCAATCTTATTGAAGATGGTTATAATTATACTACAGTCCCTACAGTAACTATAGATGATCCTCCTACGGCAGTTGGTGCTGCAGCAACTGCAACTGTAAGTGTGGGAGGATCAGTCACTAGTACTACAATTACAAATAGTGGATATTATCCCAGTCATAAGAATATACCGACAGTTACATTTAGTGATCCAACTGGTGGAGGTAATGAAACCACTATTGTTAAATTTGGATCCAGATCATATAATGGAGAAAATTCTGGATTACTTATACCTACTTCTGGATTGGCGGAAAGAGAAACTGGAGCAATTGAATTTTGGTTGTATGCAACAACAGCTGCTGCGGGAGATGTTACAATACTGGAATGGGGCACTAATGACGATAATAGCATAAAATACTCTTTATATTTTTCAACTAGTGGAGGAACAACTTCTCTAAATTGGTCTAGACCAGATAGTGATTTTGATAATAGTTTCACTACAGTTGAGTTAATATCAGATTATAGTAGCAATTTTAATCGTTGGAATTGGATAAGACTTTCCCAAACTGACGATAATTCTGGCTCACATAGAGTTGCTGCTCACTTCTTTGGCGATACTATCAATAGTTCGTATTCAACTGATACATTTAATACTATATTCATGAATAGTGATGGAGTATCCCTAAATCCAAATGGAAATTTTTCTGATAATGAAATTTATCTTGACGAATTAAGATTTACTAGTATTGGGTCAACATCACAACCAGCAGAAGCACCAACGTCAACAAGTAAAAATTCTTCAAATACGTTATTCTTCCAAGATGGTGAAAGAGTCACAACCACTGGAAATGTTATTTTAAATTCTACAGGTAATGTAACAGGAATATCTTTAACCGAAAATGGAGTTAATTATACTTCAGTTCCTACAATATCCATTCAAGATGCCTACCCTTCAATAACTGCAACTGCTGTTGCAATAACTTCATGTATAGGAAGTTATTGTTCTGTTGATAATATATACATAACAAATTCTGGTGCAGGATATACATCTATTCCAAATGTAATCATAAGCGGAACTACTGGTATAGGGGCAACTGCAACGGCCGAAATTGATACCACATATAGTGGAATTTCTTCAATTTCTATTACAGATGCTGGTTCTGGTTACAATTATTCGCCAATTGTAACATTTTCCAGTCCAGATGTTGTTGGTCTCGGAACAACTGCAGCATCGGGAATTGTAAATATAACATCAGCAGGAATAGTAGATTCAGTATATCTTACTAATTCTGGTGTTGGATATACTTCTGCACCATCTATTACTATTGCAGCGCCAGCAACAATAACTGGTATTGGAACTTATATATTCAATGAAGTCGTTACTGGAGAATCTTCCGGATCAACTGCTTACGTAAAATCATGGGATACATCCACAAATATCCTCAAAATTGGTAATATTTCTGGCACATTTACTGATGGTGAGGTTATTATTGGATCTTCATCGTCAGCACGATATACCATTGGCGAATTGGGAGAAAATCCCATAAATCAAGATAAATATGAACAAAATGATACTATACAAACAGAGTCTAGTTCTATAATTGATTTCACAGAAACAAATTTATTCGGTAATTACTAATGTTAGGAACTTATTTTTATCATCAAAACATAAGAAAAACTATTATTGCTTTTGGCAACTTATTTAACAACATAATTGTCAAATCAAAGGATGCTACAGGTGATACTTTTAGTGAGATACGAGTTCCATTATCATATGGACCTACACAAAAGTTTTTAGCGAGATTAGAGCAACAAGCAGATCTCAATAAACCCATTGCTATTACATTGCCCAGAATTTCATTTGAAATGAATTCTTTGAAATATGATTCTTCAAGAAAAGTTGGTATAACACAGACCTTCAAATCGGTTGGATCTGATGATAAAACTCGTAAAGTTTATATGCCAATTCCATATAATATTGGATTTGAAATTAATATAATGACAAAGTTTAATGATGAAGTTCTCCAAATTGTCGAACAAATTTTACCATTTTTTCAACCATCATTTACTGTTACGGTTGATATGACAGATGTTATTGATGAAAAGAAAGATGTGCCAATCGTTTTAGATTCTGTTTCTTTTAGAGATGATTATGAAGGAGATTTTTCATCTCGAAGGTTAATTCTTTATACACTACAGTTTACCGCAAAAACATATCTGTTTGGACCAATTAGTGATAGCACTGATTCTCTTATCCGTAAAGTTCAAGTTGATACGTATTCTGATACAGATATTAGAACTGCAAAACGTGAAATGAGGTATACTGCACAACCCAATCCTTCTAATGCAGAACCAGATGATAATTGGACATTAGATGAAGATTGGCAATATTTGGGAGACTCAAAAGCATATAGTCCCGTGCAACAATCTGATATTTGATTAATATGACTAAAAATTTTGACAGTTTGAATGATACCTTTAATACTTCTATGGAGGACGATAATACTTCCATAATAAAACCTCAGGAACTAAATCCCGAGTCAATGAAACCAGGAGATATTAAAAAAGATTATGAATATACAAGAGCAAATTTATATTCATTAATTGAAAAAGGGCAAGAAGCAATTAATGGAATTATGGATCTTGCAGGAGAAAGTGATAGTCCACGCGCTTATGAAGTTGCAGGACAACTAATTAAGAACGTTGCAGATACTACAGATAAATTAGCAGATCTTCAAAAGAAAATCAAAGATCTTGAGGAAGATAATGTTAAACAGACAACTAATGTGACTAATAATGCCTTGTTTGTTGGATCAACCTCAGACTTATCTAAGTTATTAAAAAAAGGTTTTCTAAATAATACTAACGAAGAATAAGTATAAATGAAATCTTGTAAAAAAGGATACTATTATTGCTTTACAGACAAAGAATGTAAAAAAATTCCTAGGGGATGGCATTTAATGTCTAGTGGGCAGATTATGCGTGATAAAGATCATGAAGAGGATAGTGAAGATAAGAGTGGAAACGATTCCAATGGTAGCGGAAATGGAGGTTCTGATGCTGGAGGAGATGGCGGTGGTGGAGTAGAAGAAAGTTGGAGCGTCACTAATGAGGATAAAGAGTCTGGCGATCATGAAGTTGCAATGGCACAATCCCAACTTGCAAAAGCAGAAAGAAACATTGCAAAGTTGAGAAAAGCACTAGGTAAGAAAGAGAAAGATATTCCTGCTTGGATGCAAGCAAAGATTACTGATACTGCACATGACACTGATGCTGCTGCTGGTTATGCAGATAAAATCAATGAAGCAGTGCCTCTATTAGCAGCACCATTAGCAGTACCCACAATGAAAGCAATCGGTGCTGGTTTGGCAGCAACTGGTTTGGCAGGAATGATCATGCAAGCACGAAAAAAAAGTGAGGACAAAAAATCACCATCTGTTGATTATGGGCAAGGCAAATCTGCAAAGAAAAAAGATGAGACTGAAATTGGGTTTACTGGTAAACCCGTCCCAAAGAAAAAATGGAAATCTCCCACAAAGCGGTATGAGTTTGAAAAGAAAAGAAGAGAGGCGGGATTTACCAGTACAGGTAAAAAACATAGTAATGATGTAAATCCATATTATAATCCAAGAGTAAGAGAAGAAGTCGAACAATTAGAAGAGGCAAGAGATGGTAAATCTGCCAAGGACAAAGGTTATTCTCTCCGCGACTGGTTCAAAGGTGGTGGTTGGAAACAGACTGGTGGCAAGTATGACGGAAAACCTTGTGCAAAGCAACCAGGACAGAAGACTAAACCATTTTGCCGTGATGCAGATGATCGTGCTGCCATGAGTAAAGATGAAAGGGAAAAAAGAGCAAAGAAAAAGCGTAAAGAAGATCCAAATCCCAATAGAAAAGGTAAAGCGAAAATGGTAACTGAAGAAGGAAAGAAAGATGCTTGCTACCATAAGGTCAAATCTCGTTACTCTGTGTGGCCTTCTGCATATGCTTCTGGAGCACTAGTCAAGTGTCGTAAAGTTGGTGCCAAAAACTGGGGCAATAAAATTAATAAAGAAAGTTACGATTACTCCAACTGGAGAGATGATTTCAAAACAATGGAATTTGAATTCGTTGATATTATTAAGACAGAACCCATGAAAGGTTTGAGTGAAGCAAAGTCAACTTTGGACAAACTTAAAGAAGTTTCAAAACAATTGAAAGGTGCATCTAAAATGCACGCAAAACAATCTAAACAAGTTGCTAAAGTTGCTGCTAATCTTGATGAAAAGTGTTGGAAAGGATATGAGAAAAAGGGTATGAAGACAATGTTTGGAAAGAGATATCCAAATTGTGTAAAAGCACATTTCTCTGATTGGAGGTCCGATTTAAATCTTCAAGAAAAAGAGTTTAAATCCCATAAGATGTATGATCAAAAAACTGGTAAGGGATATGATGCCGAAACAGAACAGGATCATCTTCGTATGAAGAAGATGGGTTATACCCACGAAAAACCTGAGAAAAAGAACTGCGGATGTGGTAAAGATCCCTGCAAAACTTATGGTAAGCAAGAGGTGAAAGAAGACTGGCAGAAATCAAATCGTAAAGATGGTGTTGATGGTATGAGTCAGAGATCAGTTAATGCTTACAGACGTGAAAATCCAGGTTCTAAACTAAAGACTGCAGTAACTGGTAATCCAAAAAAAGGTAGTAAAGATGCCAAGCGCAGAAAGTCTTTCTGCGCCCGTTCTAAGGGGCAGCAAGACATGCATAACATCAATTGCGCTAAAACCCCCGATAAATCAATTTGTAAGGCCCGTCGTCGCTGGAAATGCTGATCTATAAAATGTGCAGCAACTTTTTGCATTTTGTTGATACAAAACTAATCTGAATAATTATTATGTCTGAAGTATATTTGGGTAACCCAAATCTTAAAAAAGCAAATACTGCAATTGAATTCACAGAAGATAATATCATTGAATTCATGAAGTGCAAAGAAGATCCGGTATATTTTGCTAAAAATTATATTAAAATTGTTTCCCTGGATCACGGATTGGTTCCATTCAATCTTTATCCATTTCAAGAAAAATTAATTCAAAACTTTCACGATAAAAGATTTAATATATGCAAAATGCCACGCCAGACTGGCAAATCTACAACATGCGTATCATATCTTTTACATTATGCAGTTTTTAACGATAACGTAAATATTGCTATATTAGCAAACAAAGCATCTACTGCAAGAGATTTATTGGGAAGATTGCAACTTGCATATGAAAATCTACCTAAGTGGATGCAACAAGGTATTATATCCTGGAATAAAGGATCTCTTGAACTTGAAAACGGATCTAAAATTTCATCCAACTCTACTTCTTCCTCTGCTGTTCGTGGCGGATCATATAATGTAATATTTCTCGACGAATTTGCATTCATTCCAAATCACATTGCCGACGATTTCTTTGCTTCTGTTTATCCCACAATTTCTTCTGGACAAAGTACAAAGGTAATTATTGTTTCTACTCCAAGGGGTATGAATCATTTTTATCGCATGTGGCATGATGCTGAGAATGGCAAAAATGAATATACTCCTACAGATGTTCATTGGTCTGAAGTTCCTGGTAGAGATGTTGTATGGAAAGAGCAAACAATTGCCAATACTTCAGAAGCACAATTCAAAGTTGAGTTTGAATGCGAATTCTTGGGTTCTATTAATACTCTTATCAACCCATCAAAATTAAGGAATTTAGTTTATCAAGAACCGATTAGAAAAAATGCCGGACTTGATATCCATACAAATCCAGAAAAAGATCATAATTATCTAATGACTGTTGATGTTGCTCGTGGTATGGGCAATGATTATTCTGCATTCATTGTTTTTGATATAACAGAGTTTCCATATAAAGTTGTAGCAAAATATAGGAATAATGAAATAAAACCCATGTTATTTCCCAATATTATTGAAGAAGTCGCAAAAGGATATAATAGTGCATGGATGCTTATAGAAATTAATGATATTGGAGATCAAGTAGCAAATATTCTCCATTTCGATCTTGAGTATCCTAATATTTTAATGGCCTCAATGAGAGGAAGAAATGGTCAAATTGTTGGTCAGGGATTTAGTGGAAAAAGATCGCAACTTGGTGTTAGAACAACTTCTGGTGTAAAAAAACTAGGATGTTCAAATTTAAAGACACTTTTAGAAGATGATAAAATATTAGTTTCTGATTATGAAGTCATATCAGAACTTACAACTTTTTCCCAAAGAGGAAATACTTTTGAGGCAGAGGAAGGTTGTAATGATGATTTAGCAATGTGTCTAGTTTTATTTTCTTGGTTAGTTGCACAAGAATATTTTAAAGAAATGACAAATAATGATGTTCGTAAAAGATTATATGAAGAGAAAAGAAATGAAATTGAACAGGACATGGCACCATTTGGATTTGTAGAAGATGGATTAAATGATACTATTTTTACGGATACTGATGGCGATACCTGGCATGTAGATGAATATGGCGACAGAAGTTATATGTGGGATTATATGTAATGAATTTAGATGATCAAATTCAATTAGAACATATATTATTTTTGGAAAGAGAATGTAGATCCTGCAAAGAAATAAAAAACTTGATTGACGAATTTTATTTGATTAGAAAAGATAGAGGCGTATTTCCTTCTTCATACTCTTATGAGTGTAAGGAATGTAATAAAAAAAGAGTTTCTGATAATAGAAAGAAAAAACCAGCAAATGCTAACTGGCAATATCCAGACTGGTAATGTTCATGCACGGTTTTTCCGTTCAAAGTAAGCCTTTTCCTAAATATTTTTAGTTAAATATTGCACTTGTAGAGGAACACAAAGATGCCATTAAACTTAGCATCTCCTGGGGTTTTAATTAGAGAAGTTGACTTAACTGTAGGAAGAATCGATCCTGTTTCTCCTTCAGTTGGTGCTATTGCAGCACCTTTTGCGAAAGGACCTGTCGGAGAACCCACTCTTATTCAGAGTGAAAACGATCTTTTAAACACATTTGGAAAACCATATGATGTAGATAATCATTATGAACATTGGATGGTTTCTTCATCTTATCTAGCATATGGCGGATCACTTCAAGTGATCAGAACTGATGACGCCAGTATGAAGAATGGATTTATTGGTAGCGCCCCATCAGTTAAAATTAGAAGTCTTCAGCATTACAATGAACTAGGATATTCTGAAAATACTATAACTGATGTAGTGTTTGCAGCAAAAAGTCCCGGATCATGGGGAAATTCTATTAGAGTTTCAATTATTGATGCACTTGCAGACCAAGTTTTAACTGGCATTAGTACTGAAGATATAAATGGCGGAACTAGTGATATTTCAGTTGGTGCAGGTGTAACTCAATCCATAACTTCAACTCTTCCTGGTGCCGGAACAACAACAACTTTAGATGGATATTTAAAAGGAATTGTTACTGAATTGGGAGTGAACCAAGTTTCAGTTAAAGTTTTAAGTCATGTTTCTGCTGGCGGAACTATAACTGATGTTGATTATCAGAGCAGAGGTGTTTACAGATTTTCGAATAGTGGCACTGTTGGTCTAACTACAGCAAATGGTGCTATTGGTGGTATTGGTGCTACTGCATACACCGGACAAACTGACTGGTTTGATAGTCAACAAGTTACTTTAGGATCCGGTTCAAAAGTAAATTGGAACTCACTTGCCGAAAGACCTCAAACCACCAAATATGGAGAAGATAGAGGTTCGAGATTTGATGAACTCCATGTCATTGTTTATGATGATGATGGTTCGATTACAGGAAACACCGGAACAGTTTTAGAGAAGCACTTAGGTCTTTCTAAGGCGAAGGATGCAACATTTTCTTCAGGATCTCCTTCATATTGGAGAAAGTTCTTAGCAGAAAATTCCGAGTATGTATTTGGAGGATCTGAACCTGCAGGAATTGTAACTACTGCATATGATTCGGGAACATTTGATGAAGCATCAGATACCAGTTGGGATCAAAATGCTCAAGGCATTTCTTTTGCCAGTATTGGTAATTATAATAATGCGATGACTAATGGTCTTAACTATAGTGGTATTGGAACTATTACTAGCACAGGTGCCCTCAATTCAGATCTTTCAGGAGTAATTTCTGGAATTGATGTATTTGTTAATGAAGAGGATGTTGATGTTGATTTCTTACTTATGGGATCTGCTGCATATGATAAAGAAGATGCACAAGCATTAGCAAATAAACTAATTGCTGTTGCCGAAGCAAGGCAGGATTCAGTCGCATTTATTTCTCCTTATAGAGGATCTGCAATTACTGATACATCCACACAAACTGAAGCAACGATTAGAAATATTGATACTATTACAGATAATGTTCTAAGTTTCTACTCACCAATCACATCATCAACATATGGTGTATTTGATAGTGGTTATAAGTACATGTATGACAGATTTAATAATACCTTCAGATATGTCCCATTAAATGGGGATATTGCTGGACTTTGCGCCAGAACTGATGCAAATTCCTTCCCATGGTTCTCTCCAGCAGGAAGTGATAGAGGTGCTATCTTAAATGCAGTTAAACTTGCATATAATCCTGGT